CTGGTAGATGTCGACTTGCACCTGCTCTTGTACCGTCATTTCGTCGGACGCGTCGGTGTCCCCGTCTGGCAAGGCCACCCACGACACGTCTTCGGTGACGACACAGAACGGCATCCTGGCCTTGGGGGGAGCCAGGGTGCGGAATACCTGGAGTCCGAGGCTCGCCTGCTCAAGCACGGTCTTGATTGCACCAGCTAGGGTCGCGTTGGACGTGGTCACTTCATTCCCCGCAACATCAATCGGGTGTACTGGTTGACTGCAGCCGCCATGCCGGGTCGCATGTGTGGGTGGGCAGGCACATGGCGCGTGCCGAACTCCTGGAACACGGCATACGGAACCTCGTTGAAGAACCGCAGTTCCCAGCCGTTCTCCCCCTCGTGCACCTCATAGTCGATGCCTCGGCGCAGGCGGCCCGTTCGAACCGGGGCGCGAGTCCGACCCTCGGTCACAGCCAGCTTACCGAGATCGTGTGCGTTGTCCTCGGATTGGTGAACCCACTGATCCAACGCGTCGTTGATCGCGGCACGCCAGGCCGGGTAGTTCACGAATTCGATACTAGTGCTTCCGGCCACGACGTCGCCCACTCCTACGCGCGACCGAGTAAGCGATGGCGATGGCCTGTCGCCTCGGTCGACCGTTGCGGATCTCGCGTGCGATGTTGGCGCTAATCGTTGCTCGGCTTCTTCCCTTCTTCAGCGGCATCGACTACTCCCCTCCCCACGCGGGTCGGGTGCGGCGATTCCGGTACCTCGACCGTCCACCACTCGGGGTTCGCCTCGGCCTCGGGCTCTTCGGCCTGTGTCTCGGCCTTGGGTTCCGCTTTCGGTGTGGTTGTGGCCATTATCTCTCCTGTTCGTGCACCTGAGCAGCGCGGCACGTTCTCACTGAGGAAGACGAGCCGACTCTCGCGGGTGCGACGGTGGCGGGCCAAATGGTCATCCCACCATCACTCTACGAGTCTTGTACGGTTCCAGCCAAGCATCGGCTACTGGATCGCCCGTGGTCCTCTCGCCCGAGGCTCCTGCTCGCTGCTGAGGTGGACTAGGGTCGGATTCGTCCTGCTGGGTTGGTGCGGGTGGTCGACCGATGGGATTACCCTCAGCGTCGGCCTGGGCGGTGAACTCAGCCGGGCTGTACATCGCAGCCAGGCGCGCCGAAGCCATCTGAACGGGCGCAGGAGTGTCCCTATAACCAAAATCACCTTCCACATGGTACACACCACTTCCCCAGTCGTCAGGATGCCAGGTGCGTCCGTCGACTTCGAGCGTACCCGTGGTCACAGTCGCGGCCCAGTATGGTAACCTCCCCTCGCCGTCACCTACCATCACCTCGACCGTCAGGTCAGTTGGAGCGAACAACGCTCGACAGTAGATGTCAATCGTCGCTCGGCTCCACACCAGGGCTGCTTCGATCTCGGTGGGTGTGCCCGACGCACCCGCATCTCTCGCCTGCTGCTCCGTCGCGTACGGGGCCAGGTCGGTTGTCGGTGGGTCGGGAGGTGGACTCGTCATCTGGTCCCCTATACCGCTTCGGCGGGATCGGCGCTATGTCGCGCGGAATCCCACAACACGGGCAGTTGGTCACGAGACCTTGATGAACGCAGGCGGTGCGTAGACGGCGAGCTGGGCTCGCAGCTCGGACAGGATCACCAGGATGTTCTTGGTGAAGTTGACGTCGTGCGAGTCCGACATCAGCACGCGGATGCCCGGCTTGCGCCACAGGGTCGCGCCTTCCTTGAACGCGCCGACCAGCGATGTCCCTGCCGCGATCGTGACGGTGGGCACGACCGGCAGTCCCCAGAGGCGAGGAGCAGCCAGGCTGGACGGATCCTTGGTCATGAGGAACTGGCCGCTGACGGTGTCCCGAGTCAGCTCGACACCCTCCCAGTCGACCGGGTGCATGACGATTCCGTCCGGGTCGTAACCCGCCACCTGCGCCTTGGTGATCGCCTTGCGGACCGCGATCAACATTCCATCCGTCGCCACGGCCTGGGTCTGGATGCCGACCGTGTTGAGGATCCCACGCATGTTGGGCGCGGTGCCGTTGCCGTTGACGATCTGGCCGTCGAGGCGCTTCTCGCACGCATAGTTCATGCGACCCTGCAAGTAGCCGGTCAGCTGCGCGTCGTCCTCGGCTGCCTGACGCGTGATCGGGATCCAGACCGCGATCGTGGCCAGCGCTGCCGACGCCACGGTGAAGGTCAGCGCACCCTCGGGCTTGGCTGCGCCCTCCGCCACCTCGACCGGAGCGAGCGAGTTCGTTGCCTCGATCACCCACTCGACCACACCCGACGTCGCCGTCTGATTATCGACCAGATCGGCGATGCGCAGGACCTGGAGAGGAGGGTAGGTAATACCCGGCAAACGGGTCGGCTGAGCGGGGAACGTGGCGGTGGTGACCAGGGTCCGCAGGTCGGTGGCGTTCGGCAGCGACAGGATCTCGGCCGTGCCCGCCATTCCACGCTCACGCCAGGCTGC